AGCACTGCAATTAGTCTTAGCTATGTCTTAGCTAGTGTTCTCTTTCGTAACAAGAAGTTTGTTCTGCTAGTCTCTGACACTGAAACCCAGAGCAATCTGTTCTTGGGAGCCATCAAGCAAGAGCTCACAGAGAACGCAGACATTATTGACCTCTTCGGAATCAAGCGTGATGAGAAGGGGGTTGTGAAGTTTAAGAAGGAAACTGAGAGCGACATCATCGTAGAATTTGACGATGGAGAGAGTTTCCGTATCATCAGCAAGGGTGCAGAACAGAAGCTTCGTGGCTTGATTTGGAATGGAAGCAGACCAGATTTAGTTGTCTGTGACGACCTAGAGAACGACGAAGCAGTGATGAACAAGGAACGGCGAGAGAAGTTTAGACGGTGGTTCATGGGAGCGTTGCTCCCCTGTATGAGCCAGCGAGGTGAGATACGAGTTGTAGGTACTATTCTCCATATGGACAGTATGCTTGAAAGGCTAATGCCCAAGGAGAACGATAAGCAAACCATCACCAATGGGTTGATGCAATATACAACCAAGCGGGGGATGTGGAAAGCAGTCAAGTACAAAGCCCACAACCACGATTTTACACAGGTTCTCTGGCCGGAAAGGCACCCGGCAGAGGCCCTTAAAAAGATTAAGCAAGAGTACATAGAGCAGGGATTGCCTGATGTGTACAGCCAAGAATACCTGAACGTGCCAATGGATGAAGCACGTACGTTCTTTAAACGCAGTGACTTTCTCCCGATGAGGGAGGAGGACCACAAGAAAAAGAAGAACTTCTACGTAGCTTGTGACTTGGCTATTAGTGAGAAAGAGAAGGCCGACTGGACCGTAATGGGAGTCGGAGGAATGGACGAAGACGGAGTGCTTCACATTATAGACATCATTCGTGATCGGATGGATGGTCTGGAAATTGTGAACACAATGTTAGCTGTACAGAGGCTCCGAGATCCTGAAGTGTTTGGTATTGAGGAAGGACAGATTTCTAAGTCTATTGGTCCTTTCCTTAACGTAGCAATGCAGGAGCAGAACACCTATCCTTCGATAGTGCATCTGTCTCCACATAAGTCTGACAAGGCTTCTCGAGCACGCAGTATTCAAGCCCGTATGAGGGCCGGAGCTGTAAGGTTTGACAAGAATGCAGACTGGTACCAAACGCTGGAAGATGAGATGCTTCGCTTCCCACGAGATAGGCATGATGACCAAGTTGATGCAATGGCATACCTTGGTTTGATTGTAGACAAGATGAACGTTGCTCTGACAAAGGAAGAGTTGGAGGACGAGGAATACCTGGAAGACCTGGAAGAATCAGGTTTAAATGAACAAGGACGCTCTTCGGTGACAGGCTACTAATGGATATTAAATCTCTAGTAAATGAAATCAATATTGCCAAGAACCTCTCTGATGAAGAGTTGATTACTATTGGTTCTGACTGTGTTGAAGGTTATGAAACCGACGAAGCTTCTCGTGCTGGGTGGAAAGAGAACCTCGAAGAGTGGACCAAGATGGCTCTTCAAGTTGCTGACAAGAAGACCTTTCCGTGGCCCAACGCTAGTAACATTAAGTTTCCCTTGCTCTCTACAGCAGCCATGCAGTTTGCTGCTCGTGCATATCCGACACTGGTTCCAGCAGATGGCAAGGTAGTTAAGTGCCGTGTAGTTGGTTCCGATCCCACCGGAGAGAAAACCCGGAGGGCCATTCGCATCTCTAAACACATGTCTTTCCAAGTTATGGAGGAGATGGAAGAATGGGACGAGGAGATGGACCGTCTGCTCATTACACTACCTATTGCTGGTACTGTCTTCAAGAAAACCTACTACGACTCCGAGAAGGAGAGGAATGTTTCCTGTGTAGTAATGCCAAAAGACATGGTTGTGAATTACTGGGCAAAGAGTCTGGAAGACTGCGAACGAACGACAGAGATTCATACCTTCTCAAAGAGGAAGGTTGAAGAGAAGAAGCGAGCTGGGTTGTATCGTGAGGTTGATCTGGCAAAGCCAACTGTTGATGGCATCGCTACCAACAAATCAGATCCCCATGATATGACCCTCCCGGAGGAGGACGACACTACCCCTTATACCATTCTTGAACAACACACCTTCCTTGATCTAGATAAGGATGGCTATGCTGAACCCTATGTGGTTATAGTTGAAAAAGAATCTAAGGAAGTATTGCGTATCTCTGCACGATTTGACACCGAAGGAGTTAAGCTCGATGAAAAGGGAAAGATCGTTTCTATTACTCCCACTCAGTATTACACTAAGTATTCTTTCTTTCCTAATCCTGATGGGGGGTTCTATGATATCGGCTTTGGTCGGCTTCTTGGCCCCATTAACGCCAGTGTTGATACTATTATCAACCAGCTTACTGATGCAGGCACAATTTCTAACCTGCAAGCTGGATTTATTGGCAAGGGACTACGAATCAAGATGGGAGATACCAAGTTTGTTCCTGGGGAATGGAAAGCAGTAAACGCCACTGGACAAGACATCAAGCAACAAATCTTCCCTCTGCCTGTTCGTGAACCAAGTGCTGTACTATTCAAGCTTCTAGAACTACTGAGCCAGAGTGCTCAACAACTTGCCAGTGTTGCTGAAATCTTCGTAGGGAAAATGCCGGGGCAGAACACTCCGGCTACAACCACGATGGCCTCTATTGAACAAGGGATGAAACTCTTTACGGCAGTCTACAAACGTGTCTACCGTAGCCTTGGTAAGGAGTTCCAGAAACTGTACAGACTGAATCGTGTGTACCTGGATCCTCAAGTTGAATTGGACATCCTTGATGAACCGATCCAACAGAGTGATTATCTGGGTAACGAGAAGGAGGTGATCCCGGCTGCTGATCCTACCGCCGCATCTTCACAGGAACGTCAGCAGAAGACACAGCAGTTGATGCAACTCCTTGGTCTGGGTACTCTGGATCCAATGGAGATTACAGTACGTATGTTGGAATCTTTGGAAGTGTCAGACCCGGAGAAGCTCATGAAGCAGCCTGGTCCTCCGCCTCCAGATCCGAAGGTTGAAGCCCTCAAGATGAAGGCACAGCTAGACCAGCAGAAGGCGGCTAACGACCTTCAGATGGAACAGATGAAGATGAAACTTAGCCAAGCTAACGAAGCTGCAAAGATGCAGATGACTAAGGCAATGAAGGAACAAGAGATGCAGTTCAAGGCTCAAGAAGCAGCTCTCAAGATGAAGATAGCTGCTATGGAAGCCAACGTAAGTCTTGCTACCCAGCAACAAGAGGCACAGTCCAAGCTGGTACAAGGAAATCAATCCCATCAGTTAGGGATGATGCAGCAGCAGGAGAAGCACCAACAAGCCGTTCAACAACAGAAGGCACAGAAGCCAAAACCTAAGAAATAGGAGGAAGTTCCTTGAGTATTATTACAAAAGAAGATTTCAAAGACTGGAAGCTCAACGATGTAACTCGAGCATTCTTTCAAGCTTGCACCCAACGGGTTGAAGATTGTAAAGACATTCTAGCAGGTAGTGCAGGTATGGAACCAGATACCGATAACTTCTACCGAGGATTCATTGCAGCTTATAATGAGATGCGTGGGTTTCGAGTTGAGGATATTGAAGATGAAGTTTAATCCAGTACTCCACCGGGTTCTAATCAAACCGGACAAGCTAGAAGAGAAGACCAGTTCTGGAATTATCATCCAGTATGATAAGAGGGAAGAAGCAGCAGTAGAGAAAGGTGTAGTAGTCCTAGTGGGAAGCACCGCATACCACGAGTTTGGAACCACGGCAGAAGATCAGGGGGTTATCCCTGGTGCTCGTGTATCCTTTGCTAAGTATGCAGGTAAGACCATTATGGATGGTGACACCAAGTACATTTGCTGCAACGATGAAGACATTGTGGGAGTCCTAGAGAATGAGTGAAGAACAGGTTGTTACTAATGAGCAACAAGTAGAAACATCTGAAGGGAATACGGAACAGCAAGCTGCTCCTGAACTTTCCCAAGTTGAGCAGAAAGCCCTTGAAATGGGGTGGCGTCCTAAGTCTGATTTTGAAGGTGATGAAGATGACTTTATTGACGCAACAGAGTTCGTAAGGCGGAAACCTCTATTTGAAAAGATAGATCATGTAGGAAAAGAACTACGAGAGACTCGTAAAGCTCTTAAGGCGTTGCAAGAACATCATACTAGGGTGAAGGAAGCCGAGTATCAGAATGCTCTTAAGCAACTGCGTGCAGAGAAGAAGACAGCTCTTGAAGAGGGTGATGCAGATAGGTTGATTGAGATTGATGAGCAGATGGCAGAAGCGAAAGCTGCTGAAGCTTCTCAACGAACCCAACAACAGCAACAGGCTGCACAACCACATCCTAACTTTGTACAGTGGGTTGGAAAGAACCAGTGGTACCAAAGTGACGCAGAACTAAGGTCTGTGGCTGATCAGATTGGAACAGCATACGCTGTTAAGAATCCTGATACCAGTCCAGATGACGTACTCAAGTACGTAGAACAACGAGTCCGGAAACTCTATCCAGAGAACTTCCGGAATCCAAACAAAGAGAGACCTTCCGCAGTGGAAGGACGAACGCAGAATCAAGGCTCGGAAAGGAAGGATGGGATCTCTGATTACCCTCTGACTGATGAAGAGCGTAAGGTTATGCAAACGTTCGTACGGCAAGGCATAATGACAAAAGAGCAGTACATTAAAGACCTAAAGTCGGTCAAGGGAGAATAAGCTATGAAAGAACAACTTACTCAAAAACGTGCACCTCGCCGTTCTTCTGTTAACGGCACACGCAATGTTCTTAATATTTCTGGCAAAGAGCCTGGGTTTTCGTACCGTGTTGTAAACGATGTTGGTGATCGAATTGAACAAATGAAAGCTATTGGCTACGAAATTGTAGAGGATAGTAAAGTTCAAGTTGGTGATCGCCGCGTTGCTAACCCAACTAAAGAGGGTAGTCCTGTCAAGGTATCGGTGGGTGGTGGACTTCAAGGCTATGTGATGCGTATTCCGCAGGAGTGGAAAGACGAAGATCAGGCTAAGAAGGATGCTCACATTGCTAATATCGAGAAAGGTCTAGTCCGAGATGCTAAGGAAAAGACTGACTATGGTAACATCAAAGTCGGGTAAAGCTTCCCTTGGCCTCCATTCAAAGGTTGGGTATTGTTGTAAATCTTAACTTTTTGATGGAGGTCTTAAATGGCTAATATTGATCGTCCTAACGGATTTAAATTCGTTAAAACTTTCAGTGGCGCTCCAGTGACTGCTGTGGTCCGTGCAATCGGTGTTGCTGATGGAGCCGACATTTTTGTTGGCGACGCAGTATCCCTGAGCTCTGGTCTTGCTGCTCCTGGTGCCACTAATGATGCCGCCTTTCTGGGCGTCGCTGTAGGTTTTGGTAAGTTTGATAAGGATGGGCGCACTCCGCTTGGTCCGTTCAATCCTGCCAATCTGAACTCGACCGGTTCGTTCTATGACGACTCGGCTTCGACTCATACTGAGTGGTGTGTCTATTACATTCCGGCAGATGATGCCGTGTTTGAAATCCAGACTGCTACTGCTCTTACCAAGGTCGTTGGTGATACGATGGACGTGGTAGGTACTGCTGGTAATCAAACCACTGGTGTCTCCATTACGGAAGCCACTACGAATAGCAACGCTGACATCCAGGTTGTTGAAGTTCCTAATCTTGTTGGCAATGATCCTACTGCTGTTTGGGGTCGCTACTGGGTTATGTTCACCCGCGCTGAACAAGCGTTCCACGCTTAATTTAAGGAGGACTGAAAAATGGCCGTTATTACTTCTAGCTCGTTTTCTAAAGCCCTCTGGCCTGGCGTAAACGCTTGGTATGGTAAAGCATACAACGACTACGCCCCAGAATGGGATAAACTGTTCGATAAGAACACGTCGACCAAAGCCTTTGAAGAGGATGTGAGTTTGTCTTCGCTGGGCCTGGCCGCTGTCAAGTCTGAGGGTAATAGCATCAGCTATGACTCTGAGCGTCAGGGTTTCACCACTCGCTACCAGCACGTTGTCTATGCTCTTGGTTTCATCATCACTCGTGAGATGTACGAAGACGACCAGTACGACGTTGTTGGCAAGAAGAAGGCGAATGCTCTGGCTCGTTCGATGCGTCAGACCAAGGAGATTGTGGCCGCTAACGTCTACAATCGTGCCGTTACCGCCGGCTACACTGGTGGTGATGGTGTTGTTCTGTTGTCCGCAGCGCATGTGAATGCGGCTGGTGGTACGTACAGTAACATCCAGTCGGCTGACTTGTCGGAAGCTGCTCTTGAGCAAGCCTTCATCGACATCGAAGGTTTCACGGATGATCGTGGTCTCACGATTGCCTGTAAGCCCAAGACGTTGATTATCCCACGTCAGCTTCGCTTTGAAGCTCACCGTATCCTCAAGAGTGATGGTCGTGTTGGCACTGCTGACAATGACACCAACTCCCTGAAGGATGCCGGTCTGTTCACCAACATCGTTGTCAATCATTATCTGACTGATGCCGATGCGTGGTTCATTCGTACGGACGTG